GTTCTGTAAAGGTCATTGTTATGTTTGTCCATATGCTCAAGAAGAATGTGAATTCCCAAGAGGAAGTTTGGAACATTGTGTTCTTGTCATGAGTAGGATAAAGGATCCCGAAACTACTATCTTGAATCAAGCTTGTTTGGTGAGCCTTTTAGGTATGCTAATGCGAAAGCTCTCTAATGCATATCTCGATAGTTATTATAAGGATAAATATCTGCATCCTTTTGAATTCGAGTCTAAAGAAATTCAGACGCGGAAACCACAGCGAAACATGTATTATGAATCCGGTGATAAACGGAAATATGCACCGGAATCTCGCGAAATTAATACGCGTAAACCACAACGATCTCTATATGCTGAGAAACGAGACTCACCTGTGTTACGCGAATTGGATCAGTGTTTAGAAGATGCGAAAGTACCCGTGTATGAGAACGGTGTATACCGCGATCATAAGATGAGCCCACAATCAAGTGTTAGGCGTGAGCAGTGGGAGTCGGTAGTTAATTCAAATATGGTAACTGCAACAGCACATAATCCAGAAACAAAGAGATCGATTTCTGTAAATGGATTATTTATCACTGGGCGTACCCTTTTGGTTCCTGCACATTTTGCTGATCGAATTGTACACAACTTGAATATCTGTAATCCTTCTCAATCTGTGAATTTGATGATTCCAGTAGAGTCTATTCAAAAATATCAGTGCACTACTCTGGATGGTGAAAATATTGATTTATCATTTTTATTTCTCCCTCCTCAAGTTCCATCTCGGCGTGATATTATGAATCTATTTTTACCAGCAAAAGATATAGATAGAATATATGAAGGAGATATTGTTGTTGCGGGATTAAGAAAAATTGGTAGCTGTACTGCTATCTCTAGTCATTTTACACCATCATATCGCATTTCTGCGTGTGAAGTAGGAAAATTATATGAATATGGTGGGCGTGGAGAAGAACCTCCCTATCGCATTGCTGCTGCATGTGCATATGATATTGACACTAGAGCTGGTGATTGTGGTGCTATTGTAATGGCAAGGGCTTCGATGCTAAATTCAACAATATTTGGCTTTCATGTTGCAGGAAACAATGGTAAAGGCGTGGCCTGTATCACAACTCGCGAACTTATTATGCGGAATATAGAGCGCGCAAAATTAACAGGGATGGTAAATCATCAGCATACGATAGATGCGCGCATTCCATTTTCTCCTGAAGCAGTTGAATTGGCAGATGAAATTCCAGATAATTCACTCGTCGAAAAAGGAGATTGTTTATCATATGGTACTTTACCTTCACCATCATGTGCATCAAAGACTGCATTGAGTCCATCTGCTATAGCATATGGATTATACCCAGCAGTAACTGCTCCAGCTGTTCTTAGGCCTGTAGTGATAGATGGTGAGCGGGTTGATCCAATGATAAGGGGAGTTGCAAAAGTCCTCACAGCCCAAGAACACTTAGATGAGAAGATTCTTAGTGCAGCATGTAATGACGTGCTAGGTATTCTTAAACGAGATTCAGGAGAATATCCGTTCATTTTGTCTTTCGAAGAATCTGTTTCAGGCGTGCCGGGTAAGAAATTTATCTCTGGCATAAACAGGGGAACTTCATTAGGATATCCTCATACGCTTGATAGAACGTTAAATAAGCGAGATCTGTTTGGACGAGATGAAGAATATTTATATCCTGATACTTTCCGAACTCGAGTTGATCAGCTTATTGATAATGCTCGAAATAACATTCGATCGGATGTTGTATACCAGGCTACACTCAAGGATGAAAGGCGAACACTTGA